CCTACGAATGGAGAGAATGGTACGAAGAGGTCTATTGTAAAGTGTATCCTGATTCTCCGTATGTACCACCGAAACAGGAACAAGAGGAAACAGTATGAAATATGTATTGAATGGTAAAATTTATGATACCGACAAAGCAGAAGAAATGTGTGTTGGCAGACTGTCCCGTCCCTACGATTTTAACTCGACATATGTTGTTGTACCCGTTGTTTTGTATCAAACGAAAAAAGGTAACTATTTTGTGGTATATTGTCACGACCATCACGCGGAAGCTATCAGCGAAGAATGTGCCAAGCAAATTCTGCAAGAAAGTGACTATGAAAAATATGTAGAATCATTTGGCGAATTGGAGGAGGCGTAACATGGCTGGTATTATTATCAATCAGGCACCAGTATCAATTGCATTTTATTGTGATTGGTGCGATACAGATGTTGAGATTTCCTACGAAGAATGTGTTAAAAAATACGGGAAAGAGCCATATGATTGGGAAAGAGTAAAATGCCCGAAGTGTGGTCATGCAGTCGAAGTGGACTATGTGGAAGAAGAAACTATTTAAATTAGAATAGTTATACAAGGAGGGATACCATGAAGCCGTTACAAAAATGGCAAATTCAAAAAATGTTTGCCATCTCAAAAAGCTTAGGGATGGCAAAAGAAGACCTGTACGCGATGGCACAAGTGGACGAATCCATCAAGGAGCTGGATTACCACGGTGCAAATGCAGTCATCGCCGAATTGGAACGGCGTCAGCGTGTCCCTCCTGCCCGCAAGCGCACTGCTCCCCGCACCCAGCGTCCGGGAGGTTCCACCACCGGGCAGGAAGCCAAGGTTTGGGCGCTGATGTACCAGCTCAAAGGCTTGGATAAAGAGCCGAACGATGCATCACTGGGTGAGCGATTGTGCGGCATCATTAAAAAAAGAGCTGCACATGGATGCAACACCCGAACAGCCCTTTGCGTGGATGGATGCGCATAACTGTAACAAGCTAATTGAGATTGTCAAAAACTACATCAAGAGTGCCGAGCGCAAGGCCGGAGGTGACGGCGGATGAATGTCATGGAGCACATCACATTGGATGACCTTGACGCGGATCAGCGCCAGCTGGCGGAGCTAATTGGCATCGAGAGCTATCGCAAGCTCATCCTCACCTACGCAGGTACTTATCTATACATTCCCAAACTGGATGCTTTCGAGCGGATGGTTCGGGATGAAAAAATCAAGAGGGATTTTAATGGGTACAATTACAAATACCTCGCACACAAATATGGACTAACGGAAATCAGCATCCGCAATATTGTCGCGGACACCAAAAAGGAGATGCGTGACCAGCCTCTGGACGGTCAAATCTCCTTTTAGTGTATAGTAAAGCGTTTTCTTTAAGCGCTTTAATATTCTGCTTAAAGAATATAAGGTATAGTTGTTACAACGCAACTATACCTTAATTTTTTTGTAAGGAGGAATTGGCCGTGGGCGAAGAGGTTATCGCAATCGTCAGCTCACTCGGCACGCTTGCTATTGCGGTGATCTCGTATTTTCTCAAGCGCACCATCAGCAAGCAGGATGAGCACGACAAGGACATCCAAGAGATCAAGCGTACTTACGTGAGTAAAGACGAACTCAAGGAATTTAAAAACGAATTTAAATCCAGCCTTGACAAGCTCTCCGAGGATGTCGAGGACATCAAACGGGATTGTTTGTCTAAAAAAGATTTTATGGTGACACAAACACGAACCGAACAAAAAATCGATAAAATCTATGACCTATTAATCAAAGGAGGTAATATCCATGGAAACTAAAGCGGAAATGCTCAAACGGATGAGAGCAAGTAATTTTAAGATCAACAACGGAAGGGTGCTGGCAGCCATCAACATTCTGCGTCATCACTATGCACAGCTCAAGGATGTACGCTATGCCTTGAGGGACATCGATGAGTGCGATTTTTTGGACTGCATCAACTTTTTGCATGAAGCCAAGTACATCAAACTGCGCACCATTGATGGCCGCGCCCCGGCCTCCATCGAGGATACCGACTACACCGAAGTGGAAGCTAAGCTCAGCGAAAAGGGTATCCGCTTAATGGGCGGCGAACTCGGTGACGCCATGATTGACCATGATTGAGGTGTAGGCCGTGAGTAAAAATCGCAAGCGGTCGGTTGGCAAAATCGACCGAATGAAGCAGCCCCTGCAGGAGACCGTCAAGCAGATGCTGCTGACCGGATACACATATAAGGAGATCGTGGAGTACTTACGGGATAACGGTGAGCAGGTCTCGCAGATGTGTGTCTGCCGATATGCTGAAAAATATCTGGCTACGGTTGAGATGATTAACGTTGCACAGGCAAACTTTAGCATGCTGCATGGATGAGATGGACAGGTATCCGGATTTGGACACGGGCGAGGCGTTGATTCGGCTGGCCAGCCAAGCACGTACTTAATGCGCTGTCCAATGTGGATGAAGGAGGCAGCTTAAGGCTGATCCCCAATCACCAAGGCTCATCCAGCAGACCAACGGTCTCATTCGTGCGGCCGCGTACAAAAAACGCATCGAGGTGCAGAATCAGGATGCGCTTGAAAACGGCATGGACGAAATCAAATCTACGGTCTTCGAAGCGATGGCCAAGGATAATCCGGAGCTGTACAAGCAGGTCAGCTCGTACATCAAATCCCAAAAAGCAGGTGATCAGTAATGTATGTCTTACAGGTTAAAACAGGACAGGAGTTTAACATTAAACGCACATTGATGCGCAAAGGCTTTGAAGCCTTCACACCCTATGAGGAGCGGTGCATCCGCAGTCACGGCGAATGGCAGCGCAAGCCGTATCTGCTGTTTGCCGGGGTATGTGTTTGTGGACGCGGTCATTGACGGCTCCACCTACTACCAGATACGCAATACCACCAGCGTTATCTCCTTCCTCGGCGGCGGAAAGCCCATACCGCTAAAGGATGAAGAGGAACAGTACATCCGCACGCTGGCCGGTACCGGACAGGCCATCAAGCCCACCAAAGTACGGGTGCTGGCGGATGGCACAGTGGAAATCTTAGACGGCGTACTGGCGCATATGCCGGGACGGATCGTCAAATTTGATAAGCACGCACACAAGGCTGTCCTGCAGGTGAGCATCTGCGGACAGCATAAGGCGGTCAAGTTATCCATCGACATCGTGGAGGACTTGCGCAAATAAGGACAGGACGCGGCAGAGGCATCCCGGTTGATTCGTCCCGGATGCCAAAACTGCTGACATAAAGGGAGCCACACCGAGACGTAAAATCCCGGATGGCGAAGCCTGCCCTTTAGAATTTGCACGCAAACCACTGTAAGCGCCGCATAACACCATTTAAAACGTTATTAAAGGCCGAGAGCCACAAACTATTCATCCGCACAACACAGCGCCGTACAGGCGCTATTTTCGCGCCCATTTTTAAGCGCTGGAGGTGACACAATTGAGCCGACGCAAACGGCGGTCAATTGACCGGCTGTATGACGCGTTATTACAAGCCGAAGCCAATATCAAGGCCGGTAAGGGCAAGATGCTGGAAACGTCCTTTTTTGATTTAGACGCCATCAAGACTTTTTTGCGGCGTGCCCTTCGCAAGCGCAAGACGTCCGAACGTGACAAAATGCTGGACGCCATCCGTACCGTGGAGGACGTCAAGACCATGCTGGCGGGTATGACCTCCAAGCAGATCAAAGATATGCTCAAACTTGCCCGTAAGGACAAGCTCGACTGCATGGTGCAGCTTGTAATGATTGAGCTGGCACACCGCGAATTTTGGTATTACTGCCAGCTTCGCGCACCCGGCTTTTTTAAGCCCAATCGCGTTTATCTTCAGGAATTGTGCGAAGACCTCCAGTCCTTTGTCGAGAGCGACGACCGCGTCTGCGTCATCAACCTGCCGCCCCGGCACGGTAAATCCTTTACGATGAGCCTGTTTGCACAGTGGTTGTTTGGGCGTGATATCCATACCAAGATCATGATTGGATCGTACAACAAGGACTTGTCAACTGTTTTTAGTAAGACAGTCCGCAACGGCATCATGGAACAAAAAGGTGCGGAAAACATCGTTGTTTACAGCGATATTTTTCCGGCCACAAAAATCAATCGCGGCGATGGAAGCATGAGCTTGTGGCGGCTGGAGGGTGCGCCGGTATCCTCGTACCTTGCCACTTCCCCTTCCGGTACAGCAACCGGTTTTGGTGCGTCCATCATCATGGTGGACGACTTAATCAAAAACCACAAAGAAGCCGCCAACGAAGAGCTGCTGGACGAACAGTGGAGCTGGTTTACCGATACCATGTTCTCACGGCTCGAAGCTGGCGGCAAAATCCTAATTGTTATGACGCGCTGGGCGTCCGGCGATTTGGCCGGACGGGCGGTGGAACATTTTAAATCCATCGGCTACCCTTGCCGCGTTATCATCAAAAAGGCGGTGCAGGATGACGGGACAATGCTTTGTGAAGATGTCCTCTCCAGAGAGGATTACGACATCAAATCCCAGACCACCAGTCCGGAGATTGTGTCGGCCAACTACCAGCAGATTCCGCTTGACCTCAAAGGTCGGCTGTACACAGCGTTTAAGACTTACGACACGCTCGACGGCATCCGTTTTGCTGGGGTTTATGCGTATGTTGATACGGCGGACGAAGGCAGTGACTACCTCGCCGGTTATGTGTGGGGCGCATACAACCACGAGGCATATATTTTGGATGTTATCTACACGCAGGAAGGCATGGAAGTAACCGAGCCAGAACGGCTAAGATGCTTACCGACAACCGTGTCGGCGA